TGGCACGAGCGCCATGTGCCTGAATGCCTTTGCGCTTCAGATATGGATGGTCCGCGCTCGCAGCAATCGCGCTACTCCATATGTCGGCCACGGTATCGGCAGCGACTTCCGCCTTGCGTTTTCGCTCCTCATCGCGCCGCGTTTTTGCCTCGGACTGCCGCCGAACAATCGTCATCTGTTCTATGGCAGACAGTTCCCGGCCTACGTCGGCGCGGAACACGACATCAATCTGATCGCGCCAGCAACCGAACCGCCCGGCCACAGGCTCATCGGGAAACGCTACATACCAGCCACTGTCATCCCTCGAACGGCCCTTCGTGCTGAATCTGTGCAGATTGCCATCGATGATAATGTTGTGCGGCGGTTCTATACCGACCGCGCGCATAGCGTCGGCCAGTTGAATTTCGGGCGGATCGGTTGCGATAGCAGTTGGCAGATGGATCGGGCCGCCAGGAAATTTTGCCATTTATTTGATCCTATCGTCTATGAGTTTGCCGTGTCGCTCGGCGTCTAGCAGGATGCCGCAGCAAGCTATGATATGGCCAAGGTGCGAGACGCCGCTTTCCTCGTCAATATCGCCCACTTCTTGCCAGGCCTTAATGTGCCGGAGAATGGCATGAATATAAACGCTCGCCGTCACCTCGCTTTCTCGCCAGTTCCAGGCGCCATATTTGCTAGCACCCAATTGATGCGCACCCGCAGCCGCTTCCAACGCGGCAAGCGGGATCAATCCAAGCGACGGCTTTTGCGCGCCGTAGATCGTTTTCGGGTTGTTGTCTGGTAAATCACTCATCAGCCTTGAGTTCCCCTGCCGTGAGGCGCTCAATCTGGTATTGGCGCAGCATCGGCGGACGCTCGCCCCAGCGATAGATATTGTGAGGCCAAATCCCGATGGCCGCGGCTAGCACTTTGATCGATCCGAAATGCGAAACAGCGTCGGCGGTGCTCATTTTTTTCTCCTCATTGCAATTTTCGCAAACCTAGGTGTTGACGCTCGCGCAGTCAATCAATAGATTCTGCTCATGGCAAACGGAATCACCCGCCCGCCAGAAACGAGGAACTGAGAACATGACGAAATTTGAAACCGGCAAAACCTACACGCACAATTTCGCGGGCGATCATCAAGCCCGCGTGGCATGGAAAGTCATCAAGCGGACGGAGAAATCTGTCACGATTGAATCCGACGTTTTTGGCCGCAAAACCCGCCGTGTCAAAATTTGGAACAACGCGGAAACCGTCATGCCCTTGGGCTCATATTCAATGGCCCCGGTTTTGTTCGCCGGTTGAACCAAAGAGGCGCGCCAGCGCCTCTCCCCCTTTCCATCAGCCAAACGAAGGGAATTCCCGATGGCAATCAATCTGCAATCGACAAAACAAGCAGCGGCGCGAGGCGTTAAGATGCTCGTGTATGGGCAGGCTGGCGCTGGGAAGACGAGCCTGATTCCAACGCTTCCAAGTCCAATCATCCTGAGCGCCGAAGCTGGTTTAATGTCGATTCAAAACGCCGACATTCCGTTTATCGAGATTGGCGACATGAACACGCTGCGCGAGGCGTTCACATGGCTGACCGATAGCGAGGAAGCCAAAGGATTTCAGAGCGTGGCGCTGGACAGCGTCAGCGAGATCGCCGAGGTTTGCCTGGCCCATGAAAAAGCTGCCGCCAAAGACCCCCGACAGGCATATGGCGAAATGCAAACGACAATGGCCGAAGCCATCCGATCATTTCGGGATCTGGCCGGGCGGCATGTGCTGTTCACGGCCAAGCTGGAAAAATCGCAGGATGAAATGGGGCGAGCGCTTTATGCGCCTTCAATGCCAGGCAACAAAACGGGCCAGGCTTTGCCGTACTATTTCGATATCGTGGCCGCAATGCGCATTGAAAAAGACGGCGAAGGCAACATCCAGCGCGCTCTAATGTTGGAGAGCGACGGCCTGTGGCAAGCCAAAGACCGATCCGGCAGGCTGGACGCCTGGGAAGCGCCGGACTTGGCCGCGCTCATCACAAAAATCGGAGGATAAAATGAATCTGGATTTGGACACCGCCGCTGCTGAGTGGTTGGCGGCGAAGGCAGTCGAGGCAGACGCCGTGAAGCGCCGCCGCAAGATTGAGGATCATATCCTGTCGCTGCTAGGCGTGCCAGACACGCTGGAGGGCACAGCAAATTCCGAGACCGACGGCGGGTATAAAATCAAGCTCGTCGGACGGCTTAACCGCAAGGTGAATCCCGATCTTGTCCAGGAAATCGCAGCCGAAAATGGCCTAGAGGAACACCTGCCGAATCTTTTCCGGTGGAAGCCGGAAATCAATGCTGCGGCATGGAAAGCCGCTCCTTCATCCGTAACCGCAACATTGGCCGGCGCCATCACGACAACGCCTGGCCGCCCATCCTTTGCCATCGAAAAGGACGATTGAAATGGCGTTTTTAGAACAACCCTTCAGCATCGACGACGTGCCAGAAAGCACTGGCGACCTTGATCCCATCCCCGCCGGTAATTATCAGGTTCGAGTAGTGAGCGCCGAGCCGAAAACCACCAAGGCCGGAACTGGCGAATATCTCGCGTGTCGGCTAGATGTGATCGGGCCCACCCACCAAGGCCGCGTGTTGTGGTGCAACGTCAACTATCGCAACCCCAACCCCACCGCCCAGACTATCGGCCAGCAGCAACTAGGCGAGTTGATGCGCGCCAATGGCGTGAGATTGCTGGAGGACAGCGATCAACTGATAGGCGGGGTGCTCACCGTCACTGTCGCGATTAGCCGGGACGAGCGCTATGGCGACCGCAATGAGGTGAAGAAGCTGAAGGCGGCAAACAACACCCCTGCCGTTGCCGCGCCATCGGCACCGCCAGCCGCTGAAAAATCGGCTGGCTCCAGGCCGCCCTGGAAAAAATAGGCGAAACAAGGGTGTGGCCGTGCCTATCATGGCCACAACCTATCTGGAGGTTATCCCATGACAAAAATGAAAAGCGCCCCGATTGATATGATTGCCAGCGCAATCGACACACACCACGAATCGCAACCTGATTTACCGCGACCGCATTTGGGCGCATCAATCCTCGGCCATCACTGCGACCGCTGGATATGGCTATCGTTTCGCTGGGCAATCCGCGAACAGATACCGGGCCGAGTGCGGCGGCTGTTTCGGAGAGGCCACAATGAAGAGGCCACAATTGTCAGCGATTTGCGCGCAATCGGCGTGAACATTTTTGCCACCGAAGGCGAGCAAACCCGCGTAGATTTTGGCTCGCATGTTAGCGGATCAGTGGATGGCATCATTGAAGGCGGCGTTCCTGGCGCCGAACAAACCCGCCACATCGCCGAATTCAAAACGCACAACAAAAAATCATTTGATGCGCTGGTAACAGATGGCGTCGAGACAGCCAAGCCGCAGCATTGGTGCCAGATGCAACTCTACATGCACGGCACAGGAATCAATCGAGCGTTATATGTGGCCGTGTGCAAGGACGATGACCGGATTTACACCGAGCGCGTCAAATATGACGCCGACGCAGCAAAAGCGCTGCTAGAGCGCGGTCGTCGCCTCGCCTTGGCCGAGCGCATTCCCGATCCGATCACCACCGACTCAACGTGGTATCAGTGCCGCTTTTGTCCGGCGCACAGCTTCTGCCATGAACGGCAACTGACTCAGGAAATCAACTGCCGGACATGCGCACACACGACACCAACCGCCAACAGCACTTGGTCATGCGCCCGATGGGATGCAGATGAGATTCCGGTGGAGTGGCAGCGCGTCGGATGCCCCTCACACGTCCTGCATCCCGATTTGGTGCCGTGGCCTATCAAAGACAGCAACGATCCGAACGAAGCCGTCTATGTCATCGACGGCGTGGACGTTCGCAATGGCGAAGCCGACGCTTTCACATTTTCCAGCCGGGAATTGATTGCGGGCGGCGAAGCCTGCGCCCGCCAGGAGGTTGGTGAAATCCGGCGTGCGTTTCCAGGCGCGACAGTAAAGGAGGTGCGCGATGCTACGCGACTATCAGCAGAGAGCGATTGATCAGCTTTATGAGTGGTTTGCACAAAACACCGAAGGCCATCCATGCCTACAGTTGCCAACCGGCTCTGGCAAAAGCCACATCGTGGCGGCGCTTTGCAAGGACGCGCTCCAAAACTGGCCAGAGACGCGAATTCTCATGCTCACGCATGTTAAGGAATTGATCGAGCAGAACGCCGAAAAAATGCTAACACACTGGCCAGGCGCGCCGCTGGGCATTTATTCGGCGGGCCTTAACCGATGGGATTTGAGCCAGCCAATCACGTTTGGCGGCATTCAATCGCTGCGCAAGCGCGCCAATGAAATCGGCCACATTGATCTGGTGATCATCGACGAATGCCACCTCATAAACCACCGGGACGAGGGCGGATATCGAAGGCTGATTGAGCAGCTAACTGAAACCAATCCAGACCTGCGCGTGATTGGCCTAACTGCCACACCATACCGGCTAGGGCATGGGCTAATCACTGAGCGTCACGTGAAAACAAACAAGGAAGGCGAAGTCATTATCGATGACCCGCCGCTGCTCACCCATATCATCGAGCCGGTTACCATTGAGGAACTAATCGAATTGGGATATCTGGCCCCGCTCCGCTCCAAAAAAACAGACATCTCTGTCTCGGTGGAGCACGTGCGCAAGCGTGGCGGCGAATATCGCGAAGATGAGTTGATCGATGCAATGGCAAACTTCGACACGGCAGGCGCTGTTAGAGAGACGCTTGAACGCGCCGCTGATCGACGGTCGCTGCTTTTCTTCTGCACTGGCGTTGACCACGCGCTGCAAACACGAGACTTGCTACGGGATCTCGGCGTGACGGCCGAAGCAGTGCTAGGCGACACCCCCAAAGCCGAGCGGACCGCGATCTTGCAGCAATTTAAATCTGGCGAACTGCGGGCGATAACAAACAACAATGTCCTCACCACCGGATTTGATGCGCCAGACACGGACTGCATAGCGTTCCTGCGCCCGACGCTTTCGCCGAGCCTCTACATGCAGATGGCTGGTCGCGGAATGCGCATTAAATCGCATTGCAGCGATTGCCTGGTGTTAGATTTTGCGAACCTAGTCATGACGCATGGTCCGGTGACGAATGTGGACCCTGGCAATACGCCGGGAGCAGGGGAAAAACCCGCCAAAACTTGCCTCAACGAAAATTGCCGCGAGTTGAACCCGCTCAATGCCAAGGCGTGCTCGGCTTGCGGCACGCCATTCCCAGAGCCAGAAA